TAGGGCAGCGGGAATGCCTCGCAATCGATCAGAAATGCCCCGTAGAGCGTTCGTAAGCTGTTTGGCGGCTCTACGGACGGTTTCGCGTGTGTCCGCGCTAGAATCGAATCGATGAAATGGCATGGTGCGAATGAGGTTTATTGGCCTACTTTTTATCCGGCGAAAAGTTATCAGGATTGGATTCGCTCGACGACCGGATAGATATCGTAGTCCTCGCTGAGTTCGACCGGGACGACCCGAATCCGCCCTTGCGTGTACTCGCCGGGATTCAATTCACGCGCCGCTTTCTCCGCGTCCTTGCGCGACTCGAATTCGACCGTCTGGTAGCTGACGACCTTCTCCTTCATGTCGCTCCAGCCAATCGCGCCGGATAGCTGGACCTTGTAGACTGGCTTCGCGAACAGGTTGCGGCTCATGGATACAGTCCTCCCGTGCGGATGAGGTTGATGATATCCTCCGAATCGTCGATCAGATCATGGCGGCGAATCTCATCCTCGCCTGTCGGATCGACCGAGACGCATGCGCGGACGTAGAAAAGACTGTCTTCGAGGCAGGTGAGCGCGGCGGCGACGTGCGCGAGACGGGTTGATGCGGATGCGATGAAAGGATTCTGAAAATCATCAGCCATCAGTTCGAGTTGTTTGGCCAGCTCATCGAGCGGGATATTTCGGTTCATCATAGCGTCTCCAGATCAGGTGTACCGGGGCAAAGCACGTCGCCCTGCTCGCGTTCGATGATCAATTCAAGGATCTGATGGCCGTCCTTCGCGATGAGCGAGCAGATATGCTTGTTGTCGTCGTAAATGCTGAGCGGGGTTGCGCCGTGTTCTTGCTCCTCGCCGGTTAGGATGGCGTTGAACAGGTCAACGATGGTCTGGGCGTTCTGTTTGGACTGAATGGTTAGTTTCATTTCTTTGCTGTTGTTTGACTGGTTTCGAGAGAGGAAAGTTTGCGCATGACGCGACGACCGTAGGCGCGAGAGGAGGACCGCTTGAGGGCTGTTGGCCCACCCTGCCAGATCCTTGCGAGCGATTCGTCGCTGAGATTGCGTCCGTAATGGCTTAGGTATGCGTGGGCGATGAACGTCGCGACGGCGCGGTTGGTGACTTGGGCGTGCGCGTAGGATGTACCCATCAGGCGATTCACATCTCTTACCATGATCGGTTTGATCTGGAGCGCGCCAAGTTCGCCGTGACGGCCACGGGCATGATCATTTCCGTGGGATTCGATCTGAATCAGCGCGGATAAAAGCAATGGATGCATGATTTTATTCTCGTTTACGCGTTGAACGGATGCGCGCACCCCCGATTTACCGGATAAACGGAGCGGCTCAAAGCCCTTTCGCCTTCCTGATGACCTCGCGAGCAAAGTCCAGATCGTCGTCGTCGGCCATTGGGTGCGCGAGGCGTTCCAGCGCGGAGAGAAGATCGGGGGCGGATGCGATTAAGTGGGCGGCGGCAGGATCGAAAGTCTTCGCGTAATGGTTTCCCTGATTCGTGATGATGACGAAAAAGTCGTCAGATTGCGTGATTTTGAGCGGAAAAGGGCCGGGGGTATGGGATTTCATTGGTTCAGGCGCGTAGGATTTGAATTGCACGGTTGATATCGTCGATGCCGGAGGGAGTCGTCAGTCCAGTGGAACGGAGGAATTCCAGCGTTTCGATGGTTTCAAGATTATTCTTGGAACGTCGCTTTGCCCACTCGATGAGGGATACGATTCTTTCGTTTTGGTTCATGGGTTCAGGCGTTGATGGTGTACTCAGATGCGAACCGCTCGCCTTCCTTGCGGCCCGATTCGGAGCCGCCTAGAACGACAGCCTCGCACGCGGAATCCGATAGCTGGCGCGAATAGGCGGTCCAGTGTTCGCGTGCGTCGGAATAAGGGATGCCGCAATCACGGTTCAGGATATGTGCGAACGACGAATAAAAGTCAGCCAGAACGGATTCGACCGCATCTTCCATGTCGATGGCGCGGAGCAATTGCGCGTCCATGCGGGATAATTCCATGCGCGGGAGGAGGATTTCGACCGCATAGTCTGTAGCGTCGGTCCAGACGGAGCTGTAAGCGTTCGTTTTGAGCCACAGGGAGCCGTCGTCGAATAGGTGGTACACGGACGAATCAGGGTTGCCGATACCGCCGCCGGGGCGAATGGATTCGGATAGGTTGTCCGCGAACGGAGGGAGTTCCTCGATTAAGTCCTGCTCTTCAGGCGCGAGCCAAAGGAAATTGTCGTTGAGGTAATGCTGGCGCACATAGGCGAGCGCGGATTGCGGGAGCCGGTCAGCGTGGAACGATTGCAGGATCGTCTCGCGAGCAATGATGCGTTCGAGGATGGGGAGCAATTTTGGATTCATGGGATTGGATTATTTGAGGAGGACTTGTGGCCTACCCTTTCGCCCTACTCTTTCGAATAAGGCGCGGAGGATAGGTCATTCGGCCAGTGCGCGGAGAGCTTTGAGCGTTGGCTTACCTTTACCGCCAATTGCGCGCCATGCTTTGACGCATAGTTCGCCGTCGTATTGCCAAGTCGATGCGCCGTCGAGCGTTGCGCGGCAGGATTCCATGAACCGTTCCAGTTTGTCGGAATTGGATGCCCAAGGGAGCGCGGAAACGGATTTACGGTACTCAGAGAGGAAGGATGATTTGTTCATTGGATGCGCGGGGATAGGGTTAGGCGGTGAAGATATGCGCCATGCTCCCGTCGGGGAGCGAACCGGAGACAAAAGCGCGGTTCCAAAAATTGGTTTCGCGAGGCGTTCCTTTTGATTCGTCTTCGTCAAGGAAACGAGTCACAAGCGCGAGAACGGCGGCGCGGTGGGTTTCGTCGCCTGTCAATTCGTGCGGGAATGGAATGGTGATTGAACCGCGAGCGCATTTTGCCTTAATGCGTGAACCTTTGGAGTCAGTCGCTGACAGGAATTTTGTTTGGATAGATTGCATGGGATTTGGATTTGTTGAATCGGGAATCGGGATGATTCACCGCTGCAATCCACTCTTTCGAATGGACTGGCGCGGGGAGTCAAAGCGAACCGTTCGATTCGGCAATATCGCCCCATGAAGCGATTCGATAATGTCCATTCATTCGGACGATTGTGGGCGCATAAGTGTCTCCCGTGTTCAGGTATTCAACCCAAGTTCCGTTTCTAGTCTGAAAAGCTTCTATGCCGAAGGTTTCAAGCAATGCGTCAAGGCAATGAAGGCGCACGTCCGAAGTTGATGGCGCATGGTAGCATTCGCGCACTCGCTCATTGCCTGCGGGGAGCGATTCCAATTCGGATCGGCGCATTCGGAAGATTGCCTTGGCCGCTTTACCTTTGCCGGGGAAAACGGATTCAATTGCCGTAATGGACGGGGAGCGGAAACGGGGAGCGGAAACGGTGATTGTATTCATGGGATGGGATGGGATGGGATGGGATTTACTTTGCGGAAGGGATGGGCCGGAACTCTAAGCAAGGGCCGGAAACGGAGGCGGAAACGTAATAATCGGAAAGATGGAAAGCGGCCCAACGCTCCGAATCGGGAAACGGTAGAATGGCAATGCATTCGTGGGGTTTTCCTTCGTTTCGAATGCGCGGAGTTCTATCTATGCGGAGGCAGAGTTGGGCGAGTGTCTCTTTCATGGGATTTGATTTGGATTTGAATGCTGAATTCTGGTTTCCATTTCAGAAAACCAGTGGTTCAGGATTCAAAGCTCAGCCAAGGATCGTCTGCTTCTTTGACGGGCAGGCTTTGCGGAGCGTTTCAAGTTCGCCCAAAGTGTCTAAATCGCAGTCGATGCCTTCATCCTGAAGAGCTGAGCAAATCCCGTCCGTGTCGTCGCCCAAAAGTGAAACGAGAGCGAAATACCTGCTTCGGTTGCTTAGGCTAAACTCCGCCTGAACGGCGCGCCGATAGGCCAGAAACTCAGACGATAGGCCAGCTTCGCGGGCTTTCACTTTCGCCCAATAAACCTCCGTTGGAATACCTGCCTTCAGGTGAACTACCTTCCATCCTTCGCCTCGGTTGCGGAGAACTGTTCCGTTACTGCGGAGGCTGAGTGAACTTTGCAGTGCGTTAACTCTTTCGAGTTCGGTGCCTTGCTTGCTTAGGGTTGCCATAGTTTTGTTTAGTGGGTTGAGGTTCAGAATTGTGAGCGGAAGAAAACGAAGAAAAATGCGTAACCGGCGACGGCGTAGGCAAGAGTGACGAATAGGAAGGACAAGAGTTTTTTAAACGTGGGTTTCATTGGTTGAATTGGTGAACCGTTCACCGTCCACAACCCATCATTGCTGACAGGCTGGGGACGAGGACCAGTCAGGCTTCAATAGCGACACTGGCGCAAGTTTCGCAGCGTTCGCCTGTCTCGCCTAAATCGCGCAGCGTTTGAAGGCTTCCGCAGTCAACGCAAGGACATTGAATCTCTGACAACCACTTGTCAGGGCCAGCTCCCATTCCGGCGGTTGCTGCGGGAAGTGTGACGCCGTTTTGAAGGCGAATGAAACGCTCGCCTGAGGTTGCGGATCGAATGATTTTGTAAGCTTGTTTCTTCATGACGGAGACAGATTAGCATGGGAAAACGACGGTTCAAAGAAAAAACTCCAAATTTCTTTCGTCGATGGCAAAACGAGCAAAGGGCTGATTTTATTGGGTTTCACATAGGACAGAGTGTGTCCTACCCCATGCAACCAGGTTGCAGAATTGAAAAAAACGAGAGCAAGGGAAACTTGGTTGCAAGCGGTTGCAATCGGAGGTTCAAACCGCCAACCTCTAGGAATGACGGCTAAGGAATGGGAACGGGCGAAAGCTCTCTATGTGTCGGGAAGAGGATGGAAAGCGATTGGAGAGCAATTGAAGCTAAACGTCGATACTCTGAAGAGCAAGGCGAGCAGAGAAGGAGTGACGAAATTGAGGAAGGAGACTGAAGCAATTATCTCTTCAGAGATTTCTGTAAGGACAGAAAAGAGTCTTGAGGCTCTCTCTGCTCTGGTCCGTGGAAAGCTTGCTGAAGACGCTTCTTCGACACTTGAGAGAGTGAACGGTTATTGTCTCGATGGAATTAAAGACGAGGCAACCAGAGAGCAGATAATTGGATCAGTCGCAAAACGGTCAGCACTCGTTTTCGGTTGGTCAGAGGCTGGCGAGGCTTCCAATGTCTCAATAACGCTCCTCGGTTCAATGCCGGACCGATTTGCTGAGGTAGTCGTCTCGAAGTGAAGATAACACACATTGTACAACGGGGGAAAACTTATCGTCAGGATAAGTAAATCTTATGGGACAAAAGGATTGTTTTTCCTAGGATTGGTATGAAAGTTGCCAGAGGACATGGCACCCCCTTTGCGGGGTGGCTTCGTTTACGATACCCCCCTCAAAAATTTTCCGTCTTTTTGACCATGTTAAGTAAAATTAAAATTGGTCAAGTTATTTCTCTCAATCAAGCTGAGAGGAAGTTGGCCCACTTCGTAGCCAAGAATCGCAACGGCAATAACCGTCATTTCAACACTACAAACTTGAAGATAAGCACGGATGACCCTGCGACCGTTGATCTGGAGGGCATCTGCGGCGAGATAGCTTTCTGTAAGCTATTCAATGTCTACCCCGACATCGACACGGATCGAGAGCCGCCGCACCCGCTCTACGACGCGATTATCCCGCCCATTCCACCGGGCATTCGCATCGATGTGAAGACGACCAAGTACGAGAATGGCAAGCTACTGGTCGATGCGCGCAAAGGTTCGAAGACCGATGGCGTGGATTTCTACGCTCTGATGACCGGTCAATTCCCCGGTCCGTATACGTTCAGGGGATTCATCGCGAAGGAGCACATCATCCAGCCGCACAGAATCGGAACGATCATCAAGGGATACAAAAGCTACATTGCTGACCAGAGCGAACTCATCGACGGCATTCCCGATCAAGACTTATTCTGATTGACGCGTAAGGCACCAGTATGTCTCAGTCCGGCTATCGACCCTAAGCAAGGCGGAGGCTTGGTCAGCCATCGCAAAACTGTCTAAGCGGCAATGACGCTCCGCATCGGTCAGCGCGTAGGCCGCGAATCCACGTCGTGTGGCATGGATAGAATGGCCTACCAAATGCAGATAACGTCGGTTTAATTTTTCTCAATATGGCTTGTCCTAATGTCTTCAACGCCTTCGCCGTAGCGACTGAGTCGCTCGCGCAGGACGTCTATAAACGCGCCTCGTATCGCTCGATGTGGCTCAATATGATTGAGCGCGGCGAGTATCCTCAAGGTACTGGCTTGACCCAGACCTCATACAACACGACCAGCATCGAGCCGACTTCGGCTGAGGAGTGGTCGGCCATTACCCTTGCGAGCGGCTCCAACGGCGGCGCTTGCGATGTCACCTACAGCGAGGTTCCGGTTGGTTTTAATTCCGTTACATGGAGTCCTGAGCGTTTCGCGCTCAAGGGTCCGCTCCTGTGTAAGGATGATCTGACCTATGACCACCGCGTCGAGGCGTTCTTGCGCGTGTACTTGGAGAAGCTCTCGATCCGCGCACAGCGTTCATGGGAAACCCGCTATCAGAACACCTTCGCCAAGTTCGCGATCAAGGCTGTGGCCGACTCGTCCTTTACTCAGGTCGAGACGATTCCCTCTGGCGTGAATGAGTTCCCGTGGATTCAGACTGGATCGGCTGGTCAGGCGCTCAATCAGTCCACCTCTGAGTTGACTCAGGAGATGCTGGATGTCGCGGCTGCTACGCTGATTCGCAACGGTGCGACGAATCCTGATAGCTCCGGTTTCATCTCGTACAGCAGCGATGGTCCGGTATTTCCGCTATATATCGGCTTGGAGGCTTCGCAGCGTATCGCTCAGAACAACCCCGCGTTCCGCGATGACT